GATGACGATGAACGCAAGGCTCATCGCCGTGTCGCTGGCCACGCGGTTGTATTCCGTATAGTCCTCGAATGTGAGAGAAAACGACCCGGATACCTGCCCGATTTCGCCCGTGCGGATCGCCCGCACCTTGCCGTTGCCGGTAAAGGAGCGGATTATCTCCAGAACGCGGGGATTCGTGAGGTCGAACTTGTTGAGTTTGACGTTGGCCGTGTACGCCCCGCCTTGCGTCTGCAGATAGGCATATGCCTTGTGCGTCATGAACGGCGCAAGGGACGTAAAGGCAGGCGATGTTTTGGCCGTCGTGGTTATCTCGTCCTGTCCCGTGAACTCGAGCGCGCAGGTGATGGGCTTGCCGGGCTCGGGAAGGTCGAGCTTCAGCGAGGAGCACGTCATGCCCAAGGCCCAGCGCGAATTCGCCAGGTCGGGGCATGCCTCGATGGTAAATGATGACAGGTCACCATCGTTGTTGATGCAGGTGTGTGAATACACTGCCGATGGAGGACTCATCGTCGAGAGCGCCGTGCCGCCGGTATCGGAATACGACAGGCCCGCCCCGATAACCGCGTCGAGATATTTCTGCGTATCCGCGCCGCCGCCCACCGCTGTGCGGAAAACGGCCGTGCCGGCGTAGGTGAAGCCGCTTGCGGGCGTGGGATTGGCGGCCCATGCTATGGTGAGGGTGCTATTCGGGGCTGCGGCGGTGCCCTCGAATTCGGTGCTGAGCTCGCCCAGGAAATTGAGCCCCGAGGCGGTGTGCGCGAAGATGGGTGACACCTTGTATTTATACGCCCCGTCGGCAAGCGTTCCGCCCGCGGCGGGCGTTGCGGTCGGCGTGCCCGCTATATTGGTATTTGCCGCGCTGGTCAGCGAGGTGAAGCCCGCCTTGAGCGGCCATCCGAGATTGACGCCATTGGCCTCGAAGGAGAAGCCGCCTGCGACGACAATATTCCCCGCCACTTCTATCTTGCGAAAAGGCGAGGATATGATGTCGCCGGGAACGTGGCGCTCAAGGGTGTACTTGATGCTCTCCTGCAGGATGTTGATGTAGGCGTCGGGATCAATCCTGGTCCCGAAGGTATCCTCAAGGCCGATGCCGAGGTGTCCGCGATATGCGAGTCCGGTGTTTCCCATTGCTATTCACTCCTCTTCTTTTTGATATTCAAAGGCCTCGACTTCTGCGGGGCCTTGTCTTCCTGCGATTCCGCCTCGATGGGCGATTCCGGCAGTGCTTCGGGAGGCTGCTCGGGAGGCTGCTCGTATCGCTTGAAGTGCTTGGGGCTGCTCTCCAGCAGCGCCTTCGCCTTGTCGGGCGCCAGCGTCACCGGTTCGCCCGGGCGAAATATGCCGAATCCGGGTACATCGACTGATTCAATGCCCTCGCCCCTCGGCACATAGACGACTTGCTCCCCCTCGATGAGAGGCGGCGAAAACATCGAGTTTCTGTCCTTGATTTTATCCATCTGAAAATCTCCTTTCTCAGAATGCGTTCACGGTGGTTGCCTCGACCTCGACCTCGATTAGCACAAGGCTCGCCCGAGCCTCTTGATTTTCCCACATCACTTTGCCTCGCGAATCCATCGCAACACTGCGGGGGAATGCGTGATTTACGGCCAAATTTGCACTAGGGCCCGTAATGTATGAATAGAGCACGCTGCTTGGATTGTCGAGATTCACATTGTCGAGTATTTTCTCGCAGATAGTCTGCGCTCGCTCGAGGTCCGTCGTCTCGGCTACTTCGCCATCCACATGGCGTCGAATATACGACACCAGGAAATTGTATTTCGTGGTCAGGTTGCGCAGCGCATCGCCGAATTCCATTTTCCAGTCGCCGATTTCAACAATGATAGCATCGAGCCAGTCATTGATGTCGTCGGGCGTCGGATAACTTTCAAGAGATCCCTTTGCAACAACCTTCAGTTCGGAGGCGAATGACACGCCACCGAGAATGCGCACAAGCTCATCTGCAATAAGAGATGCATAGATTCTCATTGCAGTGCTTCACCCACAGCTTTTGTAATGATTTCGATGCACTTGGGAAGGTTGGCCTTGTACGCTGGTATCAGAAAGGGATGCGCATCGCCCTCTACCCATATATACGGCCGGCGTTTCTTGAGGTCTTTCTCTGGAATCCCGAGTTTCCGCTTCATCCAGAGCCCCAAGGCGGTAAGCTCCTTGCGATCTCTGGTAACGATGGGCGCATAGTGTGCCCTGGTCCCGAATTCCTGCCAGGGCGCGTACTTGAGTTTCGAGCCGACAACGGCTTCAAAACGCAGCCCGCCATACTCTCGTACCTCTGTCGTGAGGCTCCTGCGCAAGTCGCCCGAGACCCCGACATGCGCCTCCTTCTTCGCCTCTCGCTCCACGAGCGCTCCGGCCCGATAGAACGCCTTGGGCAGGGTGCGCTCGACAGTCCTCTCAATACGTTGAAACGCTTCTGCGACGGCGGCGCCATGAATCTCGAATCGCACATTCATCGCCGTTCTTCCAGAATGCACGTCTTATAGCGCAATGTCGCTCGACCCGTATCCTCGATGAGTTCGCGTACATTGAACGCCTCGGCTGCCGCTATCCCCGAATATCCCGCAATAGCCGTGATGATATACCCCTCCTCGAGGGTGACGTTATCAAAGGTGGCTGTGTACTTCGCCTTGGGCCAGCGTCCAAGGATGGTTTCTCGGTCTTGTGTGCGCAAGGGCTCGATGCGGCACTTCACCAATATCGCTACCGTCGTCGGGGCCGTGTTCACCGGCTGCTTCGCGACCAATGCCTTGGGCTCTTTCTTGATCGTGCAGGTATGGATAAGGATTCGATCTATCCCCATACAGCGAATCTCCGATATCGGTCGAGCACCGCCTTGATGTCCGCAGGAATGGCTCCCAGGTCGGTAGCCTTTTCATACTGCACCTGATAGCCGCCCGGCGTCTTCTCGCTGATGATGCCGCGGTTGGTTCGCTGCGTCATCTTCAGCCCCACGAGATGAATGGTCGCCTCCTCGAGGTCGTAAGGCAGCGTTCTAGTGACGGTCATCGTGATAGTGCCTGCGTGATTGTTCACCACGGTTGCGAGCGTTACAGTCGTCGAGGTGGGCGCTGCGCTGATGGTGCAGGATTCGGTTGCCGCAGGCGTTACGGGGGTCGGAGTTTCTCCGCTCCCCGTGCTCGTAATCGTCACGGTGTCGCCCTTCGCAAGGCAGGTCGTATTCGCGACCGTGATGACCTTGCTGGTTCCCGCCGTAATCGGCCCCGTGACCACCCTCGAAACAAACCCGGGCAGTACATATCCTGCGAGAAGCGTGACATTGATGTTTTTCTCTTCACGCTGCGAATCGATGTCGTCGCCCACAAGGACGGGGCCTGCGTCTGCCAGCGTGCGGCCGCTGCGATTATAAAGCGTCGCCGTCCAGGTGCTTTCGCGATAGAGATAATTCTCGCCCTCACCCTCGCCCGAGAATATCTGATAGTCCTCGTCGTCTCCCGAAGTATAGGCCGAATCATCGACCGTCACCGTGGGATACGTGCTTTGCTCGAGGATGGGCCACTCGTCCATATAGAGGCGCTGGCGGTCGTAGCCCGCATATTTCTGCGCATGCACCTGTTTTGCGAACTTGCGCCCGCAGTAACGCTGGATGCTATCACTCACCGAATTGATGAGCATTTCAAGAAGGGCATCTTGCGCGCCCGCGGTGAGACTCAGCAGGGTTTCGCAATTGGTTATCGTGGTCAGGGCATTCGATGCGAGGGACATTGATGACTCCTTGCATGGGCGCCGCATGCGGGATTCGAACCCGCACTCCCTTAAGGGGGCTCTACCATTGAGCTAATGCGGCAAATATGGGCGGTACAAGGCCCCGCCCGAGGCGCTTTGTTATCGTGCCTGATTGAGATACAGATAGTCGATGTCCATTAGCTTCTGCTCTGCCGCTGCCTTGTTGTCGATATAGTACCAGGGCTTGAATGTCGCAAGCTGCTGTATGGTGCCGATATGGCCCGCTGCGACCTGCGTTCCATTGATGTACGCGGCAAAGGTCTCGTCAGCGTTGATTTTGATTTTGAAGGTGAACATTGTCCCTGCCGTGAGATCCACGCCGGTATCGGTCGTGACCTCGCCACCGTTGTTGTTCTCGCTCACAAGGTAGATATTAGCGGGATCAACCGCCGTATCGAAGCGGAACATCAGGCAGTCATTTGCATCGACGTACCATCCGACTTCGACTTTGCTGTTCGTGATATTGCTGACTGACAAGGCCGTTATCATCTCGGGCGCGTTGTTGGTATTGAAATTCGCGCTCGTATACGTGAGCGTCGAAGACCTCGATCCCGTAGCCGTTGTGTCGAGCTCCATCGTGCCATTCTCGTCGGTGATAATAGACTGCGTGCCCGCCGTACCACCGCCAGTGAAGTAATAGTTCATCGAGCTCGCCGCAAGGAGATTGGCCCCCTCGTCGAACTCGAAGACGCGATTGTATTTCGTGATGCGCATGGCGCCCGTCACGTTTACGTCGCCCGCCACATTCACATCCCCCGTGCTCGGGTTGAATGAAAGTTTCGTGCTCGCCACCTTGGCGGGCAGATTTCCCGTATTCGCCGTGACCCACAGAGGATACATAGTCGCATTCGTTGTGGTATCGTCCGTGACGCCCACATTGGTTGAATTGGTGGCCGTGGTGGCGGTATCGGCATTTCCCGTGACATTACCGGTAAGCGGTCCTGCAAAGCCTGTTGCCGTCAATATACCCGAGGAAGGATTGAACGACAGTTTTGTACTGCTGACTTTTTGGGGCAGATTGCCTGTATTTTCCCTCACCCAAGTAGGATACATTGTGGCATTGGTCGTCGTGTCATCGGTAATGGCCGTATTTGTGGCATTTGTCGCCGTCGTTGCCGTATCGGCATTACCAGTGAGTGTCCCCGTGAGCGTTTGCGTCACGGTGAGGTTCCCGGGAACCGTTGCGGTGATGCCGGTTGCGCCGACGGTGATGGCCGAGGTATTGGCAGTGCCTAAGCCCAAGATGCCATTGGTTCCTGCTCCGTCCTTGGCGCCAGCATTCATTGTGATGTTCGCCCCATTCGCGTTCGTCGTGGTTGACGCGGCGGGGGCTATGGTGCGATTGACCTCCTTGATGAACGCGATATCCGTGTCCACGACGCCCGCGACGCTTACGGTGTCGGTGGCGGCGTCGCCGAGATCCACATTTCCATTTGCCGTGAATGCCTCTGTGACGGTGAGAGCTCCGGCATTCGTCGTGGTGACGCCCGCACTACCGATGGTAATGGCGTTGGCTGTAGTAACGCCCAAGGACAGCGTACCCGCTGTGAGCCGGTCAAGGGAGGCGCCGACTGTGAGGGCGCCCGCACTCGACAAGCCCATGACCTGCGAGAAGCTCGGGGTAGTGCCTGCGGCGGCGTAATTCCACTTGAACGCGCCATTGGTAGCGTCCATTACAAGGGAAAGCGATTTCTTCCCCGTGACATTGCCTTGCCACGCGCTGCCATCGTAATATGCGTTTTCGAGCATGTAAAGGTCTCCCGCGATGTTCTGCATGAACGCCGCCGGATTCGCGGCCACCGAGGGAAATACGCCAATAATGGCCGTGCCCGAGAGAGGGCCGGTCTGGTGCTCAAATGACTCGGTATCATAGCCCTTCTGTATCCAGACACCTGGACCATATGTATCGGCAAATACTGCGCCGAAAGTCAGAAGCATCATGAGCATGAAGTTCATGAGCATGAATTTCGCGAATTTCATTGCATTGTCAACTCCTTTCAAATTTGAGGAAAGATAGAAAGGGCGGGCTTTCACCGCCCCTGCTGTTACTTGCGCTTGCGTGCCCTCATCATCCGATCCTCTGGAGGCTCGGAGATCTGGCGATCTTCGTACTCCTCCTTGAAATGCTCGGCGATTATGGGATTGAGCGGTCGAATGGCTCCTTCTTTCAGGAGTTGCTCGGCCCGCTCGCCCTCGTAGAATCCATCCTGTCCCACAAAGAAGGGATGCACATTTTTTAAGTGAGTATACATCGGCATGACGCACCTCCATTATGCGACGGGCAGAGTATCAGAACCGCCGAGAATGATACCGACCGCTATGGGGAGCTTGGGAGAGGATCCGCCGGTCAGCGCAACCGTCGCATTGACTCTCACATATCTGTTATAGCCTGAAAGGTCTATATCGAGATATGCGCTGCCGCCGTTAGCGGTAATCTGCGTGAGATCATGGGATGTCGACGGGTCGGCGAATCCCGATCCCTGCGCGGTCGAGTGCTCGATCTCTACATCGAAGGTGAAGGAGCTGGGAGAACCCGTCGCGGTTCCTGCCTTGGCGAAGACCACGCAGGAATTCTTGCCACGCCGATCAATGCCGGTCCCGTTGATCGTTTCGCTGCCAGCATTGGCAACGATCATTCCGGCAGCGAGATTGGTAGCATCCAGATAGGCGCCGATGTCCTTGCTAAGCATGTTCTTATGCCTCCGTTTCATTTTTTTTGAGATTGAAATTTGGAATGCAAGCAGAGGCCGAATAAACCTCTGCTTGCGGTTGCGGAGTCTTAACTCCAGGTCACATCGTTCATATAGGCGACGCTCTCGGTGTGCCGGACAATGAAATCCACGTCCTGCAGCACGCGAATGAGGCTCACATTGTTCTGGAAGCAGGAATAGGTCGTGCCTCCGGAAACCCACGTTGCCACGTCGCTCAGATCGATGCGGATTGATTCGCCCTCGGCGACAATCATATCCGTCATGTTCGCGAAGATGAGCTCGGAGGCCGTGCCCGGAGTAAGCGTGATGGGAAGGTTGGTCGAGAAGAATGCCCTATATCCTTCAAGGCGGCCGGTTCTCAACTCCTCGGCGAAGATCCTCACGCCAGTCGAAGAAACTTCCTTCATCAGAGCGGCCTCGGTGCGAGGAGGGCCGAAGAAGGCGCACTCATTCTTATCGATGCTCACGTTCGCATTCCCGAGGGCGGAGATGAGCGTCCACAGGTCGGCGATTTTTGTGGTGAACGACGTGGGGGATGTCATGTTTCCTGCAACGGCGGCGGGCCAGTTAACCATGCCCTTGGGACTGTAAGCGGTTCCGGAACCCCGGAGGAATGCGGCGTCCTGCGCGGTGGCGATGCACTTTACGAAATCGTCGCGAATCATCTGCTCCGCCGAGACCGTTGCGCTCTTCGCGTTTAAGAGCTTGTTGGTCACGGGCGTCAAGGCCGCCACGGTCTTGAGCTCCGCGCGTACCTGGCCGATCGTCTGCTGCGATGTGGTAATCGACTGATCTTCCCCGATCCAGTATGCGGTAGCGCCGCCCGTGAGCTTGGTGAAATCCATGCTGTCGTCGATGGTCACGATTCTGGGACTCGCCGCGCGCACAACGGACTTCGCCCGCAGAAGCTCGATGATTTCTGCGCTCACAGCCTGGGGGAGAAGAAACCCTCCTGCTGCGCCAGTGCTGGTAGCGAGAGACTTGCAGAGCGCCTCATCCCGCTCGAAATTCTTGCGAGCGTAGTCGGCAGGGTGAATGCCCTGTTTCTTCTGAGCCACGGAAGCGATGGCCCGGAAGAGTCCGCCGCGGGCGAACTCTCTCTTCTGCTCGGCGGTCGGCGTGATAATGAAATTGACCGATCCATCCCCCGGCATCGACTCCGACGTGAACCACTTGTTGAAGAATCCCTTGTCGCGGAAGTCCTTCTCCTGCGCTTCGAGGGCCGCCTTGACCTTGGCTTCGATCTGCGCATCCATCTCGGCTTTCGCCTCATCGAGTTTGCCCTTCATGAAGGCCGCATTCTCCTCGGCGATCTTTTTCCTTTCCTCGTCCGTTATCATATCCATTGCTCCTTTCGAGTTGTTTTGCGAACGAAAAAAGCCGCATCGCTGCGGCTTCATCTGCCTGTGTCGGGGTTGCCTATTTCAGGTGATCGTATGCCTCGCGGAATTCCCTGCGGAATGCCTCTTCGTCGAATGCCTTGGGCTTCTCTGGTTCCTCATCGTCAGGATCCGTCGGCTCCATATCGTCGAGTATCTTGCGAATGCGATCCTTGCACTTCTCCACGAGGTCATCGCAGGCGCCGGCCAATGCCTTGTATTCGTGCTCCATCTTGTCGGCGATATCGCCGAGCTCTGCTCGTCTACCCTTGCCGAGTTTCTTCTCCACGATGATGTCCTTGAGATGATCGGCTAGGTCCTTGAGTGATTCAAAATTGGAGAGCCAGGCGGCGGGGTCGGGACCATATTTCTGGAAAGCCTTGTGTTCGGTGCGAGAGAGAGAAATCCCGACCAGGAATTCGGAACCTGGCTCAATCTTCTCCAGGGGCGGCAATGCGACTCGCTGCTCGGGAGTAAGGCGCAATGGTTCGCCCTCCTGCAGATCCAACGCCTTGGCCATCAGTTGCAAGGTCGCAGGATTCGCCGGTACAGAGCACCCCGAGAGTTCAAGAAGCTCTTGCTTAATGAACTCCCAGCCGTAATCTCCCCATCGGTCATTCGGATCGAGGGGCTGGCGCTCGATGGGGCGAAAGCCGACACTGACGCCGGAGAGGAAGCCGCCCCTATAGAGTCGGAAAACCTGCTCTGCAAATGGATTTTCCGCGGCTGTAGCAAATTGAATCCTCATCAGCAGACGGGTTGATTCAATGCGGTGTTCGATGCATTTGCCCAGCGGTAATTCATAGCGGGAATGCGCCCACAGGAATACCGGATTTTTGTCATAGGCGGCGAAGTCCCATCCCGCCACCCGAATCACATCGCCGCATCTATCCCTGTCCTCTGTCGAGGCAACAAACCAGATAGTCCGATCCTGCTCATTAATCTCCTTGATTTCACAGGGAAAGGATCGTTTTATCATCTCCATCTGCATCTATCTCCTTTCGCTCAATCGGCCGAGCTCTTGGCGGCGACCGAATTCGAAAATGCCGCCATTCACCTGCCCGAAATATCTGGCCCGTATTGCGGGAATCTCTATCAGGGGCGGTCCGCCCTCCAGTGCCATCTCGACGGCGTACTCGTTACCATCCGCGCCTCGCAAAGTCCATCGATATTTGTTATCCGTGTCTCGCAGCACGATGTTGACGCCATCATATAGGCCCGCCTTGATTTCGAGCACATCCAGGCCCTCGCCAACGCCGTCATACTCGATACCGACGCACAGGGACTTGCCGGACTTGAGCGATTCAAGGACCGCATCACCCGCAGTCGTGGCGAACCTGTATCGCATATCGGTAGAGAAGTTGACGATCACGCCTCTGCCTCTAGGCGTTTCAAGATTGCCCGCTCCCGCTCATTCCACGCTTTGACGAGCTCGGCCTTGAATTTTTTCTCATGTGGGTCGAGCGCCTTGCAGTAAGCATCCCAACGCTCGATGTGGGCGGGACTACCATAGGCAATGGCTTTCTCGTCGAACGAGGGGAGGAGGCTGCATCTGCAATTGCAATCCTCGCTCGCAAGCCCAATGAGCCCAGGCGCGGGGCCGCTCCCTGCACCAACCACGAAATTCTGCGTCATCGGAATCGGCTCGGCATTATACCTTCCGTGCGCGCTGACATGTGTTTCTCTCGTGCGTTCGTCCAAGGCGGAAAGCCAGGACTTTTTCTCGATTCCCGCCTGCAGATATCCCTGCAGCGCCCCCCCATTCATCGCCCCGCCCATCTCCGTGCGGGCGATGAGCTCGGAGCGATATCCTCGGGCGTCGTCGAACACATTCGTCACTCGATTCATCAGGTCGGTCGTGCCCTCGCCCGCCTGATATCCCTCAACCAGCGTTGCCTTGAGGCTTTGCCAGGTTGTCGCCTCGAAGCTCTCATCGCTGGTCTTAATGCGGTTGACTCGCTCGGCGAGAAATTCCACGACGGCCGGATTCGTCACATCGAATGCGATGCCAGCGCCAACCTCGATGACGGCGTTACTGCCTCCGGAGAGCACGGCCTCGGCAATGAACGACTCGCTGAGGTCGGCGGCCTTGGTCAGCCATTCCTCGAGCTCACCGATAACCCGATTCGCCCATTCCGAGGCGCTCATCTTAGTAACAACAGGCAGCGCCTTCTGCTCTGCCTTGGCGGGGAGTAGAGTCGAAGGCGCTTGTGATGCAATTGGTATCTGCGACAGGTCTGCCACAGCAATGAAGTTGCGGGGCACCAGGTAATATGCCGTGCCGTCCATCTCTTCATACCCCTCGAGGCGACGGAACTCGTCAACTCGCAACGTCCCTGCGCGCATGTTTTCAAGATTACGCTTATGCTCGAATTCCTTATCGCTCGTGTTCGGCCGCTGCAATTCAAGAAATGCCCCGGCGGGCTTGAATTGTGGAAGAAGCTGGCGATTCAACGCCCGCTCGAACATCGTGATATGTGGAATAAGCGTCATCGAATTGAAGATGTAGATGCTCGTTTCCGCGGTGCTGCGGTTGACGTCGCCAGTGTCGCCCATCAATAGCTTAGGCGTGCCAATCACGCCGCCTATCGCTGCCCGCCGGAAAGTGCGGCTTTCGATGTGCTCACTGTCCTTGGCGTTCTGCGAAAGCTGATGGATTTTCATCCCGCCGCCGATAAAGGCAGGCTTGAAGGCATTCCAGAATCCGCCGTAATGGCTTTCCCACCACTGCTGCAGCTTCTCCATCAGGCCCTTCTGGCCGTCCTCGAGGATACCGGGATGCTCAATTGCGATGCCCGGAACGGCGTTGCGCCAGTAAAAGTTTTTCTCGTGCTTCGCCGCGTACTCGTCGGCTTCGGCTTCATCGGCACATGCCTCGGCGATACCCTTACCGCGGCCATACGGATCTTCAGGATCGGCGTACTTGAATGCGATGATTTCGCTCTGCGGCACCGGTGGGAGCATCTGACCACCGAAGCCCCGGCCAATCAATTGAATCCCGTAGAATGGACTTCCCAAAGACGGCGTTGCCACCACCCAATGAGGGGGTACCGGCCAGAGTTGCTTCGGCGGACCGTTCGGCACATCGCGTTCGATAATCCAGAACCATTCTCCCGCCATCGTCGCCCACGTGTCGCAGAGCATGACAATCTGAAAAATATCAAGATATGGATTGCTGTCCAAGAATTTGAACAGCTCATGCTCTGGACCGAGCTCCTTCTCCTTGGACCTTGATGTCCAGAGCTTCGCGTTTTCCAGGGCGACGGCCAATCCGTATGCGATAGGTCGCTCCGCTGCAGCAATCCAAGGCGAGGAGGTCGCCATCTTGAGCCATTCCCGCTGCGTGCGTCTTGGGGCCTGAGCAAAGAGATGCGTAAACGACCGGGACAATGCAGACTTGAGATTGCTGGCACTCGTCGCCGCTCGAATAGCGATGTCTTCCATCCTGCGGTGCAGGTTTGCGCCCAGGCGTCGCAGGAAATTGCTCACAAGAAGAAGGCTCCTGATTTCTGCCGCGCGGGAGCGGCAAAGGCGATGCACAGTGCATCTGCTCTGTCCGGGCTTGCCACGTTTCGTTTTCTCATGTCTTCCTTGGATTCCAGCATTATCTGTCCTTTCGAGTTGGTCTTGTACCGCAAGCCGCTTAGTTGACCCGCTAGTTTCTTATCGGGAGGATGAGCTATGCTGCCCTCCTCGTAGCGTTTTCGCAGGCCCCAATAGTCTTCCGAGCGCTTATCCGCGAAGCGCTCGGCATTGCGGGCCCTATTGCCGCCGTTGTACTCCTCAATGCCAGGAACGCCCTGCTCCTTGAGCCGGTCATAAGGCCCTGCACCCATCCCCGGGATGTCGATGCGGATTCGCTCTGCCCCGATCTCCCGCCGCCTGGAGACAATCACGCCCGCCGTTTCCATCGTGTCCTGTTTACGCCTGCAGTCCAGGGGTGCGGCAATTTCGCCGCACCTTGCAACCAGCACCGTTTCGCAATCGCCATACCTTGCCACGTCTACACCGAGCTCAACGGGATGATCTCTTTCTGCCCTCTCCCACCATCGTTGTTCCCGATTAAGATTTTCCCATCGAATTTCAGCCGCCTCGATCCAGTGCAGCGGGATGAGTTGATCGGGCGACTCGCTCGGGAAATTGCCCCTGACCCGGCTCTGCCAGAATGACGATTCCTCGCCGAATTCTTCGAGGATATCCGCCACCCAGGAAGACGATATGAGATACGGCACTACGATCGGCGCCGCCCGCAAGAGGGCCATCTTCTCCGCCTTTGTCTCCAGGCTCTCGTATTCGGCCTTGAGCGGCGCCAGGTTCGGCGTGTCGAGGGCGTCGATGGTGATGCAATTGTAGAACGCCCGCTTCGAGTTGAAGGCATCGTAAAACTCGCCCTGCGGCCTTGTGGGATTCCCAAGGAGCAGGAGCCGGACTTCACCGCTCGCCATAATGCCCCGGATAGCCTCGAAGATTGAGTCCGGCACGCCGCTCGCTTCATCGACCACCACGAGTATGCGCCTTGCGTGGAATCCCTGAAAGCGGTCAGGGTCGTCCGTGCTCAGGCCGAATGCGTACCAGTTATCCTTGATGCGCAACATCGGCGTCTTCATCGGCTTGCCGAAAACATGAGTCCTAGCTTTGGGGTACAGAGTCCGAATCTCTCCCCATAGCAGCTTATTGACCTGGCGCCACGTAGGCGCCGTGGTCAGCACAATGCTGTCGGAGAAGCTATTCAAAAACCAACAGACGATTCCGGCAGCGACGTGCGTTTTTCCACCGCTGTGACAAGACTTGACGGCCGTTCTGGGGTTGTCCCGCACTGATTCAATTATTTCAATCTGCTTACACCAGTATACCTCCTTAAAGACCGAGCCGAGCCACCACACTGGATCCCCGACTTGCCGATCATAGACTTCCAGATTCCTTGGCATTGCACTCCCGCTCCGCCTCGCACTCCCGCAGCCATTCTTCGTGTGTCAGTTCAACGTTCTTCGTTTCGGACTTCTTCACGATGAGACCCAGGAGCTCGCATCGATTTGCGATACACCGCTCTACTCCGGCCAGATATGCAGGATTGCCGTCTCGCTCTTCTTGCCGGAGGCTCTGTTCTTCCTTGTCTTTACCTCGCTTAGCTTGCTTGATAACGCGCTGCTGCAAACTCCGCTCCCAAGCCGCCCAGTATGTGCGTTCCAGGTTGTCCCAATTGGCGACCTCTCGCGCTCGGCGCTCATCGAAGTTAACGACGCCAGATTCGAACCAGCGTTTCCTCAGTGCTACAAGGTCATACGCTATCTGACGAGGCGAGAGATGGAGCGTCTCCGCCATTTTCCACTGCGGGATCCCCTCGCAGTACATCCGTGAGAGCTCGAAAATGTCCCGCTCGTATTGCGCTTTTGAGCGCGTAGCCCCGCCCTTTCTCATGCAACCCCCATGGCGCTGCAATCGCCCTTCCCCAATTCAAGCGGATTCAATCTTTCCCAATATCGCACAATCGGCCTCAATCCAAGGAGCATGTGAGCGATATTGAGGTTTGACGTTGATCGCTTGTCGAGAATATCATGTATCCAGAAAGGCGGTGTCTCATGCGCAGTATCATCGTGTCTCGCTGTCTCATCGGGGATAGATGTCTATTTCACGGCTTCTATGCCACATTCGCCAAAGATACCATCAGCCTCTTGGCGAATCGGTTCAAAATCATTCCTGTTTGCCCAGAAATGCTAGGGGGGATGTCCTGTCCTCGTCCACCATCCCGACTCAGGGATGGCAGGGTCTTTTGCCACAAGAGAGACATCACTCACATTTTCGAATTGGGCCGAGATCGTGCCCTTGTCGAATTGAAAGGTAGGGATGTTGTTATGGGCATAACTCTGCAAGGGTCACCCTCCTGCGATCCCATCACGGGAATCTTTGGCAGCGCGCTTGCGAAGCTTCTTCCCGTCATCGCTGCTCGCCGTGGAAATGGGTGGGAATCCATTCTGCTTGACATGCTCAAGGAACTTGGATAATTCCGGTTCTCCGCGATCTGCCATCTCAGAGAAATCTTTACAAGACGGACTCCATTTGCCCACGCCTTTTTTGGCCTCCCATTCCAAGAGCACTCGCCAGAGCCCAGGGAACCACTTCCGCAATGCGCTATAGAAAACTTGACGCCCGCCAGGGCACATATAGCAAGCCGTCCGGGGAAACCCTAACTTATAGCCCCACCAAATAGGGATGCCACTCGCATAAAGTTTCTCTTGAACCTGCTCCTTTGTCCACTCAAACATAGGAAAATAGACCTGATAGCCACGATATTCCTTGAGTTGTGTTTTCCCCGACGCAGGCTTCGCCTCGCCCTTATTGCCTCCACCTATCTGGAGAATATCTTCCGGAGACCCCAGCTCCGCCGCAAACGCATCTACGGGCAAATGCAACAGATCTTCCTGACACCACGGAAACTGATGAAACGGCCATCCCTTTTCGTCGAGAAGACAGAAGAAATCCTTCTTAGGCTTGAGGATGATATGCTGCACCCCAAGGAATTTGGCTACCTGCTTAGTATGGTACGCCATAGCGGGGAATTCTACGCCTATATCCACATAGGCGGCATAGACTGTTTGCGGATCGAAATTCCTGGCCGCCCATATCAATGCCATCGACGAGTCTACACCACCAGAATATGAGCATACGACATGCTTTTTTCCGGCAAAAAGCTGCTTCTCTATCTCAGTGAGATCCAATTCTCCGGCAACATTAAATTGCTGAAAATCGACAAGCGCAGACCTTCCCGCATCATTGTCGCCCTGCAGATCCCCCAGCATCTCCCCCAGCTCGTCCTGCGACCATAACCCCTCAAAGTTTACTCCCGCCTCAAGGTCAGCCTTTATCTGGTCGAAATTCCACTCCAGTGAAACCTCGCTGCTGCGATTATCTGCATATGCGAGCTCTCGGGCCTTGCCGCCCTGGGAAAGGTCCAGGTCGGTGCGCTGCACGACGACGAGTTCCTTCCCGTCCGTCTCCACGGTGCGTATCGGGAGCCCTATATCAACAGCGGTCTCAAGGGTCTTGTTACCTGCGATTACCACGCCGTGTTTGTCGGCGAGGATAGAGCGACCGGCCCCATACTTGCGCAATGAGTCATCGAGGACGCGGATACCCCGCTCGGTTCCCTTGTTGGCATTCGCAGGGTCGGATCGCAGGTCCTCTATGCTCTCAATTCGCTTCGCCTTCCTAGTCATCGTGCTCCTCAAAATCAAAAAACCCCGACTTCTCGGGGTTCTCGAAACTTTCACGCCTATCATGATAACACACTTGACACGGAAGGTCAAGATGTTAACTTTTTTGAGGGCGCTCTCCCATCATTCTCAGCGCATCGTACAGGTTCGCCTCGCTCCTACAGTCGACTTCCATTTTCTCCAGGATAATGTGGATCGACACCTCCCGCCTGCGCTCGTAGCTCTCCCGCGGCTTATACGTCGAACAGGACGGCTGCGAGTTTTCGATATCGCCCTCAAGCCAATCCTTCATCGCCCAGCAATAATATCCGTCGGCGTTGTTGCTGTTGGCTATATGAGCGCACGACAAGCAGCGCGGAACTCTCCTGTTCATACGAGCCAGGATTGAACGCGCCAACCCCGACTTACGCTTCTGTATCGCCGACTCCCCGCAGCGATAATGCTGCGCCAGGGCGAATTCGCTGAATCCCGCCAGATACGAAAGCAGCAAAAAATGATATTGCCGCTCATGCAGAGTCTCCAGAGCGCAGCAAAAATCCACCAGCGCGTTCGCCAGGCGGATCCTCGCATCGCTCGCGGAATGGGCGCGCTGTTCGCATTGATTCTCATCGTCGAGTTGCAGTTTTCCTCCGTCGAGGAAGCTCAGGAAGTATGGCAGATTGTCTAATATACCGCGAACCGATCCGATTGTGTAGATTTCCTGTTTCATCGCTTCTCCTCGTCTATTATGTTTCTACACAGTAAGCGCTGTATGCTGTCAGTCTTTAAAGCAGAATCCACTCTTGCTCGTTCCTACATCTCGAAAAGAATAATCTTTCTCAACAACTCCGGTATCTGGATCGCCCCTGATATGATCGGCCCACCAGAAAGTTCCGCTGATTTTTCCCAGAAGCGGCTTCTCTGCTGTATAGGTTTTGAAATGACCTCTGCAAATATGGAGTGCTTGTTTAATGCCTGTTTTTTCTGCATTGCCTTCTTCGGCAAACACCTTTTTCATTGTTTCTATCTGGAGAACGTGATAACGCTCAGTATATCCTCGTTCTCTGCGGCGCTTGCTTTTATTATGAGAAATAGGTATTCGTTGCTCTACAATATGGCAATTCTTGCAATGCAAAAAATTCATAGTCATTATTAAAACGCAATGGGGGAAAACCTCTTTTATTGTATTCAATTCAAGTCCATTACATATTTGATATCCAATTTTACTGCCATCAATTGGAAACCCCTTTCCATATTCATCTAGCATAATTTCTACAATGGCAGGCATTGCAATGAAGCCATGCTGTTCTAGAACCCATGTTATCCGCAATATAGATATTTTTATATCAAATTTGAAAATTTCTATGTAAAATCCATTTCGATCTTGCGGAATACCATGTATTACGTTTCCATCCTCATTGGAAAATTCTGGTCTTCGCCACTCAAACCATGATGGATTAAATGGAGGCATAAGAGATATCGCATCGGTATAATAGTCGTATCTCTCCTTCGGCATCGAATAGACATATTTTGCCACATTAGAAACATCGAAGATTCCATCTATGCGGGGGAATTTAAATTTTTTTCTTGCTTCATCTATAAACATTTTTCTATTTCCTTCAAGAGTTCATCAGTACATTTCACATCTTCTTCACCCCAATAGTTCTATAACTTTAGCGCCCATGCAATCAATCGCCAAAGGCCATACCCCACGAGGATGATTAGGAGAGCAATGAATGGTGCTATCACTAGCACTCGCACCATTTCATCAAAGTTTTTTCTGTCCTCTGGACCTTGAATGTTGCACATCATTATTGCTCCTTTCGTTTATATTTCCTCATCTCCCAAAGGCAGTATCCCCTCCCGCATGTTATTCCATCGTTCCAGGAAATGCTGAGCTCGGTCCCGCTGTTCTCGGGTCATTATATATGGGTAGAGGCTGGGTATTTCTATTGGGCAAATCTGCACCCAGATTCCTCTGACATTCGAATGTGATGCGAATGCTGCAATCGACATATATTCTTTATTGGTCGCCTGTCGCTCCTTCCTCATTGCTCCTTCTCCTTCCTGTACTCAATCGCCGCCTCGATGTATCGTGCCGCCAGAATCAGGTAGTGCGATGTACCTGGTTCGGCTGACTTCTTGGCCTCTTGGATGAGATTCAAGATGTGTTCAAGTTCTTCTGTCATAACTGCCGAATCTGATTTTTCAGCCGTTTGTTTTCAGTCTGACATTCATCTATAATTTGCCTGCAGGCAGAGCAGATAGACCGACCCACCCAGCAGCGTAACAAGTTCTATTGCTTCAGCCTCGCAAGTGCCGCCCTCGCCTCGATAAATGCAGTAATCTTTCGAGCACTTCACTATAGGCATATTTCGTTGCCTCCTCATTCTTCCTCCTCGAACATTATCAACTGACAATTCACCTCATCATTAAGACAATGCGGAGAAAACCATATAACCTCGCGCTTCCTGTTTTCTTTGCCTTTGGCATTTCCCGTGTGTGCCATTCCTCCAGGTGCCGTCCAATAATATGGGGTCCATCCATATTCAGCGAGAGATTCATGCTCTCCAACATATCCGCAAAGGGCGATATGCAGTAATGGATTACTCCCGTGCTTAATACAGTATTCACGCACATCATGCGCTACGGTAAGATTTTCTTCAGAATAGATATTTTTGTCGCGCTCCGCTTCGGAGGAATATGGTGGATCGAAGAATAGTCCTGTTAATCCCTGCCTAGTTGTTGGTGATGGACCGCACACGCGTTGCCAATCACCGCAGCAGACGCGGACGCGCTCAAGTCTTTTTGCAAGAACTTCGAACCATGCGCATAACCCCTGTTCGCCCGAACCCGCATCACCCTGCCCTACGTGAAGATGGACGCGCCTCCGCTGCACACCCCGCCCTGTATCGCCGATATGGACGAGCTTCCGATTCACACCCTGCCCTGCATCGCCGATATGGACGCGCCTCCGATGCACACCATGCCCTGCATCGCCGAGATGGACGCGCTTCCGATTTATACCATGCCCTGCATCGCCGAGATGGACGAGTTTCCCATTAACACTACCCCATGGACCATTGCCAGAACAAAACTCGCCACCAATCCAACACGCCATACCCCAGACCCACCAGCCTGCAATTCTTACATCAAAGTAATCGGGATCGCCCTCTATCTGTGATACCAAGTCGTTTTTGCGATTGACAAGCCAGATATGTCGGGCGTGTAAATCATTTTCGTTGACAGGCCAATTCGCATAGTGAGCAACCTGTTCGGGGTCAGTCTTCAGAGCGCGCCAGAAGTTTGCAAGATAAGCATCTTTGTCGTTCACCGTTTCGATTCTTGGTTCGTGCGGACGATTAAGCAGTACCGCGCCACTTCCGAAGAATGGCTCGACGTAATTGGGTACATCGCCGAATCGCTGCCAGACGATAGGAGCTACTTGGCGCTTTCCTCCGAACCAGGGGAACGGTGCCTTCATTTCTCCTCATCGCCTCCTTTCTTCCTCACACAACTCTGCACCGTCATGAGTTAAATCGCTTCGGCTTTGCAAGTGCCGTCCTCGCCTTGATATCAATCCACTTCTTTATCTCGTGAAACTCAAATTCTTCTTCCTCTAGCGTGTCGATGCGGAAGAACTTTCCACTCCAATTCCGCCAATCCGCTTGCATCCCCTCGCTCTCTCCCAGCGTGGCATCATATAGGAGCGCATCACAGGATCGCATCCATTCGTGCCCGAGCTCTATCCCCATCTGGCGCTCCTCGGGATTAGCGTCGTCGAGGAATTCTGTGAAATATACGTGTGGGGCCATTGGGATGCCGCCCAATAACATAACCTTCCGACAGAGATACCGTGCCCGTTCAGCGAACTTCGCCTTCTCTTTGGGCGTCCGGCCTTTGAGCCGAGAGCAGATGAAAATATATGGTTTCATTCCTCCTCCTCCTCGATTCGGGCACCGAGCACCTCGCAGCAAAACTCGTCCCATTCAACGTATCCGACTGTACGCCATCCGAAGAGGTATTTTGTTCCCCAGATACCGCAGCCAATGCCGGAAAAGAGCGAGAGTTCATGCACGTTTCTCCCTCCCCCGCCCCATAATAAGCACTCTCATCGCCTCGCCGAACCTCTCCTCCGGCACAGTCGCCCAAAAAGCACGACTGCCTCCAGGCCGAATATTCTCTTGCCTTGGCTTCGGAGCGATCAGCCAGCACTTCCGGCAGAGATCCGTACGGCGGCGCTCGGCGGCCTGTTTCGTCAGAAGTCGCGATTCGCCGCAAGCGGGGCAAATTACGGAGACTGTACGAGGGGTCACTTAAACACCCACCTCCTTCAACATTCCCTGCTTCGCCTCGACAATCCCCAGCAGCGGCCGCAGGTCCCACGCCCACCGACCGCCCCAGAGATGGCCGTCCTGTGCCACGCGCTGCCCATGCGTAACTTCAGCGACGGCGAAAGAGCGGGCCAATTCGTCCGAATCAATCGGCAGGCTCTTGCGAGTCATGCATTGCTCCTGCAGCACCCACCACTCCCAGGGAAACGCGTACAGTCGTTTTCCGGGCGTCCAGTAGACGAGTAAGTAAATGGGCATTTGTGCTTGTACCAATGCCGTCATATGTTTCGCTTGCGATTCTCGTATGCAGGCGAATGGCAGACGGTTCTCCTTCATCGCCTTGAGTTCCAGAAATGCTATGCGGCCTTGCGAAGCGATAATGCAGTCGCAAGGCTTAACCGGCGAATATCGGATGTCGCTCCCATAGCCCATCGACGCCGGAAAATCAGGTATCTTGTAATACCACAAGCCGAGCACCTGCGCGCTCGTGGCAATTTTCTTCTGGACCTCTTTCTCGATCATCTCTCACTCCTCACTTTCCTGGCTTCCGCCATCTCACTCAGCTTCCGCCGTGTCTCAATCGCCATCTCGATGTTGTGCATCGCCAGCGTCAAATAGTGCTTCGTCCCAGGTTCCGCGATCTTGCGCTCCTCGCCGATCCGCCAGAGGATCTGCTCGAGCTCACTCGTCGTTGGCATTTATTGCCTCCACCACCGAACAAAGCGTGCCCGTCAGCCCGCAGTCATCGTCGATTTCGTAGTGGCACCCCGGGCGCGGGTCGTCGTAGAGATGGCAGGTCATGATGCACCTCCGAACGTCGCCTGTGCGAATGCGTAGACGCCTGCCCGCTGGGCCTCGCCCAATGCAAAATACTCACGGAGGGTCATCTGCGCCACCATATTAGTGAGCGCGGCGACACGGGCACGCTCGACGCGCTTCCGATCCAAGGTATTCTTCGACTCTCGCGATGTCGCCGGGGTGCCGGTCTGCCAGCGCAGGTGCGATCTCTCGGCGATCTTTTTATTCATTTTTGCCCTGTATGCCGCCGTTGCAACCGATACGCCCAAGACGAATTGCGGCCACAGGATTGCATCAATCTCGGCGATAGTACGTTTTTCGGCACGTTTCTCGGGAGGTGTGTTCCCCGATGAGTCGGGGAGGCCGCCCGTTCTCTCATTCCGCTGCTCCCATCGGGCATGCGACTGCGCCACCTTGTTATGCGTGCTCCGATAGCCCAGCGCGTGAGACACAGCATTCACACTCCGCCCATCGCCGAACATCGGCCAACACTTTACATCCCACTCGTCGGGCGTCCACTTGCTCCGGTCGTCCACGGTCCTCGCCTCCTCGAATTTCTGTTGCTGCTCCAGCGCCGCCAAGGCGGCCTCGTCGAACCTCCGCCCGCACGCCAGGCAGACATACTCGACGGTCTGCGGCTCGGCGATGGTGAGCTCGTCGCGGTCATCATTTTCGTCAGGGATGAGGGTGCCGGTGCAGCGGGGGCAGGTCATTTCGCATCTCCCTCTTCAAATGGCCATAACATATGCCGATTCTGCCTATAGTTCTGTTCGATTAATTTAAGCCCCAATACGAAGATAAAAGCAAATGATTCTTGCCGTGTTACTTTTGCAATTAAGGACACACCAGCGATTATCTCCATTGCCTGAGATTTTACGGGCACGTGAAGGCCAAATTCTCTGTAGCCTGGAATGTTGTTTTTCTTGGCAATTCGCCGTACAGTACTCGGGCTCACTCCTAATTCGTGCGCCAGTTCTTTGACTGTTCTCATTTTCTTGCTTTGCATCACTTCCCATGCTCTCCGTCTCGAGCATCCCCTGAATGACCTTCGTTCTGGGCCTTCAGGTAGGCGATCTCCTCGTTAGTGATCATCATACTGCGTCCTCCTCCTGGAACTGCATCTTGAGCTGGCTGGACTCCCGGGAGACACGCTCCCGAATGATCTCGCAATTTGCCAGCGAGAGCTCTATGCCGATCCAGCGCGCCCCATTACGCTCGGCATACTCTGCGACGGTGCCTGAGCCCATAAACGGATCGAGCACCACCCCGCCAGGCGGCAGAGTCGCCGCGAGTGGCCGCCGCAAGAGCTCAAGGGGGAACGTGGCCGTGTGGGCTCCCTCGAAACCGGAATTATGGATCCTCCAGATTGCGCGGGCTAGGCGACCATCTGCATTTGGAGCCATTGGCTTTCCCCGGTGCTGCGCAGCCATTGTGCTATCTTTATTGGCAGTGAATGAGCGTCCGGCCCATTCTGTTTGAGGCTCCCGCTGCGTCTGAAAAAAATATTTCTGGCCAAGCGTAAAAAAGAAAATATCCTCAAAATTCTGAACAAACCTGTCTAATGCACTCTCGGGCTTAACGTTGATCTTTTCCCAAATTATGTGATTACGATAACACCATCCACGGTCAAGCATCTCGACGACAAGGCGTTCTGGTATTCCACACCTAGATTTCTCGGGAACATCCTTCGTGCTCGGTTTATTCCAATTGTTTTGTTCGACGCCCTCGCGTTTGTTTTTCCAATCGCCTCCGCCGCGCCCGGATCCGGCATAGGAGTCTCCGATATCGATCCAGAGAGCTCCCGACGGTTTGAGGATACGCCGCAATTGGTCCAAAATATCGGCGATATGCTTCGTGAATAGTCGTAGGCTAGGCTCTAACCCCAGCTCTCCGTACCATGCACCGCACAACGAGCAGAAAGCCCCACGCCCCGCCTCAATGTCTTTGATGTTCTGCTCATGCGCGCAACCGGGCTCGCCGTCCCATATCTGCGGCTCCGTGCCGTAATTGCGGAGGCCCCAGTAGGGCGGCGAGGTGAAGCACACATCGACGCTTTCGGGCTCGAGCTCGGCAAGGACGGCGAGAGCGTTGCCCTGGTAGAGGCTGCCGAGAGGGGTGGCGAAGTAGGGATTCACGCCCTCTCCCTGACCCGCAGTGTCGCCAGCAAGTTACAACTCCTGCGGGACAGATCTCCACTCGTGCTGTACGCACAATCAGCCAGCGCCTCTTTCACAGTGTCGTATTCCTCCAGGGAAATGAGTTGCGGGATAGGGGCCGCTCGCCGAGCGGCCATTGCGGCATTGAATTGCTCCTCGCTGACAATGGGATTACTGCCAAGGTTGGTCATTACGTTCTTCCTCCTCGTCATATCGAGTTTCAAGCTCCTCGAACGTCGGGATTTCCTCTCGCCAAGCCATCTTGATGGTTCCCGACTTTCCGAGATTGTTTTTGGCGATGATAATTTCAGCCACGTCGCCGTCTTTCGAATCGCGGTAGTAATACTTGTCCCGATAGAGGAACAGCGCCATGCGGCAGTCCTGTTCGATCGCTCCGCTGCCTCGCAGGTCACTTAGCATCGGACGCTTATCCTTGCGATCCTCGCACTTGCGATTAAGTTGAACGATGAGGATTACAGGTATATCGTACTCCTTAGCCAGGCGAACGAGGCCCTTCGATAATCGCCCCAGATATTGCACGTAATTTTCCTGCTCGCCCTGGGGGTCATCGATGAGCTCGAGCCGGTCAATAGCCACGGCGCCGATGGGACCATGTTTGACGACAAACCTCCGTACCTGGTCCCGTATCTCATCGATACTGCTCGGCTGGTCGGTGTACCAGATCTGTCGGTCGTAAAGTATATTGCATCCGGCATTGATTTTTCGCAGACGCTCCTGATCGAGGGGCCCGCGGATTATTTCGCTCGAGCTCACGCCTGCGGCGATGCCGATGGATTTCGCCACAAGAAACATTCCCGGGTCCTCCAATGTGAAAAAAAGAAATGGAGCGGTGCGACTAACGTTGAACCCTATTTTTTCGACCAGCGACGTTTTCCCCATGCCAGGGCGCCCTGCTACGACGACCACAGTGCTGCGATAGATGCCACCAGTCACGCGGTCGAAGGATGTGATGCCTGTCTGCACAAGCTTCGCCGAAGCGATGCCCTGGGGGTAGCATCGCTCTATTTCCGCCGACAGATCCTTCACCCCCTCGCTGATGTGCACCAGTTCATTACTCCGGCGCTGGAGCGTGATGTCCATCAGCGCGTCCTTGCATGCATCGAATTCGGCCTGAAAATCCTCGGCGAACGCAGCGCCGTGCAGACGACGCCCCAAAATCATCGCTTGACGCCGAACGTGATGCTCATGCACGATTCGACCGTAATGCTCAATATTGGCGATAGTGGGGAGTATGTTCGTTATCTCGAAAAAATACGCTGAACCCCCAGCCTCATCCAGTTGTCCGCGCTCCCTCAAGTCGTTTGAAACCGTGATGATATCCACGGATTCGCCACGCTCATGCAGCCTCCGCACAGTCGAATAGAGCAGTCGATGTCGGCTCAGATAAAACGCTTCGGGACCGTGAATTACGGGCGCAAGCGCATCAATAGCGGCGACATCGACAAGGCAAGCTGCGATGCAGCACTGTTCGGCTTCGGCGTTGTGAGGAGGAACCTGGGCTGAGATGGTCACGGATTCAAGATCTCGTAGAAGTGTGAGTTGCGCTCTTCGACGGGGATATCGTTCGGGTCGTCGGGGACACGGTCGCCCACGGCTTTGACATCAGCGCGCTCAACATTCTCGATGAATTTGTCGAGCCACGCCTCTGGTTTTTTCAGCGTCAATCCTTGAGCGATGACCGCTCGTTCGGCGCGATGGAGCAGGGAGAGTAATCGGTCCTCGGAGTAGGTTTCGAGTAAGGCTCTGATATACGGGGCCCTTACTCCTCGAAAAACACGACAACGACCGAGCCATTCACCAAGGCGACCACTGATTGTTAAGGAGGGGGTAGGGGGTGGTTGTTCTTCTCTGATCTTTTCTTCTCTACTCTTCTCTACTCTACTCTTCTCTTCTCTTCTCTCGCTCTGCACATTTTGCGACGTATTTGCGACGTGTTTAACACGTGCAGCGCACATTCTCTCTCTATTTGCCTCCCGACGGCGCCACAACTTGCCTCCGTACTCCTCCCAATCGTGAACCTTCCCGTCAGGGTCAACAAACCCAGGTTGTCCTCCGGTCCCGCAATCGGTCAGTGCTCCCCTCAGCGACGCCTTCTTGCCGGTCCATCCGCACCCATCGTCGATGTCTTCGTCGGTGAAAGGGGAGGTATCTCCATCGGGAGCGTATAGGATGACCCACCACCAGAATACGTGCAAAAGCCCGATTGTTTCTCGGATATTGAGGCCCAGAAGACGGGCCAATTTTTTTGTCTTTGGGTGATCTCGAAGTTCGGTGTGACTTTCTATGTACATGGCGAGGGCAGCCTCCGAAAATAAAATCCCTAGTCGCTTATATTCCAATCAATTTCTTCCGCGATTGCCTCGGATTCTACTACAATCGGTTCACTCGGTGCAGACGCCTCGGGCTCCCCATCCAGCGGCAGCGAGAGTTGCGCGCCGGGGCGAGACTCTTTCACGGCCTTGGAGAATATCATCGACGGCCCCTTGATGCGGGCCAGCTTCATTTCGAGATCCTCTATTTTCTCCTGGATCTTTACTTTGCGGTCGAACAGGTGCCCGAGCTCGTCCTCCCATTGCTTGACGGCGAAGGATAGGCCCGCTTCGGCGGCGTCGGCCACGTCGCGAGAGATGATGATCTTCGGAATGTCGTTTTTCGCATCTACGGGCAGTTCGGTGACCTCGACGACCTCTGAATCCTCCGCTGCCTCATCATTCGAATCCTGACCCCCTTGGGCGCCGTCCTGGTCATTTTCTGAGGGAATCTCTCCCGAAGGATCGCCATCGTCGAGCGGGGGCAGCTCCGCAAAATTGCACCTCGGGCAGGCACTTCCATCGTCCAGATAGCCGCCCACGCAGCCAGGCGGGCATGTCCTCCCATGCTCCGTGCCGTCCTCGTCAACGCTCTCGACGATCAGCCCGTCCCTGCAGTTGGCATGAGGGCAGGGGGGCTTCTCGATCGGCAATTCCATTGTTGGGGTCTTTTTTCTAGGCATTGTTATACCTCCTCAAATTTCAATTGCATTTGTCCTTGGGCCCTTGCCTGCTCCTTCGCTGCGCAGAGTTTGACATATTTCGGACACTTGCCGCCACCTTGGGCGACCATGCATCTATATGAGCGGTCGCGAAATACGCATGATGCTGGCTCATGCAAGCAGGTAGCGGTGCCCTCATTCGCCATTTTCACGCTCCATGATGTGCGTCGCCAGCATGTCGGCGACGTGGAGAAGGGTGACGAGGGGCCACATCTTCTGAGCTGCACTCAGGGCCTTCTGGGCACCAGCATCTCCCTGGACCGCCCAGGGTCCCATGTGCCAGCGGATTGCGGCGAGTTCTTCGTTGCTGATGGGAACACCGAGCCGCAGGAGGAGAAATGCGCTCTTCTCGCCGTGGCCGAGTGGGAGCTGATCGGCGTAACAGTAACGCTCGTAAGACTCCCACTTCGAGTACGGATCCTTCGGGTTGATCTTCCTGTTGGCGATCTCGATGGCGTAAAAATTGGCCTTACATAGGTCGTGAAGGAGTCCGCAAACCGTGATGGTGCGCAGTGTGAGCCATGCATGGTCCGGGGCCATATCAAGGAGTCGGCGGAAAACGTTCAGGCTGTGCTCGGCCAGTCCCCCGCGCTCCGCCAGGTGGTGCGACCGCGAGCACGGCGCCGTGAAGAAGTCGCTCTCGCAAAGATAGTCTAGTAGGTCAGGATTCTCGAACTTGAGTAATTCCAGAATCTTGGCTTTATTTTCGTCAATGTTAATCATGCAATGCCTCCTTATATGCCCGTAATATCTCGGTCTTGATTTCGGCCTCCAACCTGCGAGATGGTTGTAGGATGGGCGGCTCCTCGTCCACCCAGCGGAAGCCCTTGTATACTTGTCTGTGGGGCAGCGAGATGAGTATGCGATCACCGTGGGGTGGATAGTGCGTGATTTGCACATGGTTGACGGTGAGACCGTAATACCGGAATGAGGCCGTGGCGAGATGGCCGCGACACCCATCCGGAATGGCGATCCGCACGTCGCTCACTCCAGGCACTTGAGGGCCTCCTCGTATTTCTGGAGGAGGGCCCTGGAAAGGTCATCCTCGAGTTCCATAGTGAGCGGGGCGTTGATCTTGATGATCTCGTCCGTGGACGCCGCGTAGAAGAGCGGAGGGACGACCACGGGACCGTTTGCGCCGCGCATCACCCGCCAGAACCGGAAGAACATGTCCCCGTACCGAAAGTTGGCTTTTCCGAGGAGCTGAGGGTCGTCCTTGAGGGCGACAACGCAGACATCGGTGATTTCCATGACCGTCCCCCTCCCTCTTAAAATTCGATATCTTCGATGGCTATGTTCTCTACGCCATCGTTATTATCGTTCTCGTCCCATGGCGATTCATCATGCTTGAGCTCCTCGGGAGTGGTGTCCTCCTGGGCTGCCTTCTGCCGCTCGATGCGCTTCTTCAACTCGAGATCCTCGGAGGCGGCTTTCCGCTCCTGCTCGGACCTGATCATCTCTGCGCAGGCCCTGCAGACGGCCTTCCCGAACTTCTCGCGGCCCGATGCCGCAACGGCGAGCGTGAGCTTCATTTTTCCGCAGCCCTCGCAGACCACGAAATCGCCCTGGGCATTGCCGCCCTTGTCGTCCTTCTTCTGCTTTGGTCCGTCCTCGAGGTCCTGCGTGAACAGGCCGCTGCTCCGCGTGGCGCTGAGTGTGGCATCGACCAAGCCGCGCTTCTTCGCCATCTTCAGCACGGTGTTCCACAAGGCATAGGGATCGTCGTTCTCCATGCGGTAGAACGTGTATGCCCTCTCGCCCTTGCTCCGCTTCTTCGACATCAGCGCGCTCTTGTCGATGCCTCTCGGGAGCTCCCATTCGGGGACCCACCGCCACCGGTAGCGCCCTTCCATGGTGTTTGCCTCGCCGACCCCCTCGGCGATGGGCTCGCCAGTGCGTTTCGAAACGAGACGGATCACAACCCGGGCTCGGTAGTATCCGGTACCCAAGTCCTTTTCCTCCGTCACGTCCTTGACGACGATCCCGAACCCGTAGAGCTCGTTCAACTTCTCCGCCCCTGGCTTCATCAGGGTCTTCTTATCTCCGGTCCCAGGGATGACGCCATAGTCCGTCCCTTCGACCATTACATCCTTGACGAACTCCTGGACGATGGACATCATGCCCTTCATCTCCTGGAGTTTTGCCGTCATCAGGGTCAATGATCCCTGGGGTTGCGTCGTCATCAGTCCCATCTCCTGGGCCTGCTGCGTCTTCATCGGAATCGCGTTGCTTGCCATTTCCACGACTTCTTCCTCCTTCGTTTTTTCGTATTGAACGAGGGCGCCTTCGGGTGTTTTCGCCTCGCCCAGAATCTCCAGGGTCGCCCTCATCAGGTCTCCCCAGCATGCCGCTCTGTGCGGCTCCTGGCCGCCGCACATTACGGTGTGCCCGTCGAGTATGCGATAGTCTATCAGGCGCGGCCTACGCCTGATGATCTTGGCAGGATCAACCCCGGGATGGAGTCGCAACACCACGTACCTCCTCACTCTGCCATGTCCCCCGCCCGGGTCTCATCGATCTCGGTGGCAACTTGCTCCGCCCGATCGAACAGTCCCTCCGGCGGATTCGCCAGCGCCTCCTCGTGCGTCATCTGCACGGTGGGGCGGCCAGGGTTGGCCGCGCGACGCTGCTCCGGTGTGGGCGGTATGGGGCAAAAATCGGCCCCGCCATTCGTTGCGCATCGTGTGCATATTTGCGCGTTCAAGCGGCCGCTGTTGCGACAGGCGCCGCAGCGCTCCCGGATGGCATCGCCTAGGCCGCGGATGCATAGAGCGAGTTCCCGCTGGGCTTGCAACACCAGCACCGCGGCGCGGGTCACGTCCTCGTGAATGAGATGTGCGGGAGTAAGCACCCTGCGTCTGCAAACCGCGGGGATCGCGAGGAGCGCTATCTGTGCGAGGCCGTGAGCCTCCTCCTCGCAGGCGCACAGATCGAGGTCCTGGACGGCCTGATCGAGGGCAATGAGTCCGGCGGGGGAGATTGTGCCCCATGCCTCTGGGCCAGAGGTCTCGCCCCGTACGAGCAATCCATAGAAGACGCCGGCGAGTTCTGCGGCAATTCCCGGGTTGCGGCCGCCCCGGGATACTGAGGCGATTGCATCAACGAGCGCCTCGACCGCCTCCTTGCTGACAGGAATGGCGGGCGGCTCGCCGATGGCGGGGCAGCCGTTGCAAAGGAGGGTGCAGGCGTCAGCCACGGGGCACCGCCGTTCTGGCCGCCTCGCGCACGATAGCCGCTGCTCCGGCGAGCACGTCGGGGACATAGCGGCAGGGGGTCTGCGTGCAGACGAGCGCCCCGCTGTGGGCGCATCCGTCGCAGGAGATGATTCCGCACTCGTCGCAGTCGCGGTCCGCCTTAGGCGCACCGCACTTGTAGCAGGTTGCCGTTGCTGTTGCCGTGGTTGTGTTCTTCATCTTGACGCCTCCTTGTCGTTTTGATATAATGGGGGCGACGCCCCCTTTCATCGGCCTGCAGTTCGTGCTGCGGGCCGAAACGTTTCATGGGGTGAGTATCTGGATGATGACACCGCCGCTTTTGCGGAGCTGCTCGACCTGCTCGACCTCCTTGCGGCGTTCGGCGCGCAGCTCGTCGAAGATTACCCGCTGCCGCTTCGACACGGCGAGACTGATGCGGGCTGCCGTCTCCTGGACCCGTTCGAGCTGCTCCAGCGTGAGCGCTGAGGCGACCTCGTTCATCAGGCCCTCCTCGAGGGTATCCACAATGGGATTCCCCGAAGAGAACTGCCCGCCGGAACGGGGCTGCTGGTCGTGATTGGCATTCATCGCGCCCCCTTTTCTTCAGCGATAAAGTCTTCGTAGTTTTTCCGCCACGCCGTGAACGCGGCGGCGTAAGGAGCTATCGCGCGCTTGTATTGCTCAAAGCGCCTTTTTGTTCCTTGCAAAAACCAATCCACCACCGGCTCCCGCAATTCATAGAGAGCGGACAGTTTTTTTACGTCCGTCTCCCTCCGCTCTCCAAAAATAGCCTGCTGCTCTTCCTTAAAGGCTTTGAGGGATTCTTGAATGTCCCATTCGAAAGCGGTTTTGTGCGGAAGCACCTCGGCCTGAAATTGTGCCACTCTCTGCTCGTACGTCATATGACACAATACCTCCATTTTCATCTGACTCTCCTGTATGTTTTAGGGCCGCGTTCCTGACGGTCCCGAATCCAGGTGCGCAGATACTCCTGATCGATGCGCACGCAGCGCCCGACGTGCACCGGGTACAGGAGTTTCGAGGAGATCCATCCCTCGACGGTGCGGGGGGACACGTGAAGGATTTCCGCTACCTCTTGTATGGTCAGGAGGTGCTCGATTTGCATGGCGCCTCCTGAAAATTTTTCATCGCACCGATCCGCTCCCTCGCGGATCTGATATCATGTTCAATGTGAGGTACCGCCCCGGGAGGCGGGGGCTGGGGAGGTGAGGTCCTCCCGGGGCGGTCGAGGGAAACGCTGCCGCCCGCGTGGGAGGGCATGGCGGCAGTATTGAGATCGGAGGTGATAGTCATGCGGCCTCCTCGCCGAGGATGTAGGCACAGGAGACGCCGAGGACCTCGGAGAGCCTGCGAAGCGTTCCGAGGTCAGGGGAAGACATGCCCACTTCCCAGCGCGCTACCGTGACGCGATCTACGCAGAGCTTCTCGGCTAGAGCCTCTTGCGTGAGACCATTTGCCTTTCTCGCTGCCGCGAGCCCCGGTAGATTCATAGGTAACGCCTCCTGCTACATTTTCGGAATCATGGTAACACAATCCGTTACCCGTGTCAATAGGTGTTACAAAATATTCTCAGAATGATCATGAAAGTGTGGACACTTCATGGCGCTCACCTCCACGTCTTGTGAACGGGGACCGACTGCGCTTCAGCCCACTTTTCGAGGGTCTTCTCCTCGAAACGGATACTCCCACATATCTTGACGTAAGGGATCTTCTTCAACTGAATCCAACCCCTCAGGGTGGGAACGGGGGTTGAAAGCAATTGCGATGCAGATTTGATGTCGATCAGCTTCATATCGGGGGAACCTCCTTTGGAGACTTTCTGGAGAGTTCCCGTGCACGGGTGCCCTTCACCAATATCATAGCAGGCCGCCTCCTGCCGTGTCTCCCGACAAGTACCCGACAAGTACCCGACAAGTACCCGACAAGTACTGAAATTTTTCGTAACAGGGAGGGATGGAGACCTATTCGCCTGATAATACACGAGAATGATTCAA